ATAACGTCCATTTCGGAACGGTATTCGGCTGTCGCCTGTTTTACCGCGTCAGGCTGTTCTAAGCCCTCTCTCTGCCACAGAAGACAGCCGTCAACGGCCCACTTCAAAATTCCGGAAAGTTCACGCTGCAGCTTAAATTTCAGGTTTTTATCGATTTTTTCTTCGGGTATGCAGACCGTAAACGGTATAAGGCAGATGCGGCGCCAGATGCCGACGTCAGTCCCACGAATTACGGGCTTGTGATTTGTGGACATCCAGAGCTTAAATTCTGGATAAAACTCGAATTCGTTTTCAAACTTTCGGCTTGCGGTAACCTTGTCGCCGCCGGTGAGCTGCTTAATAAGGCCTTCGTTCAGGCGCACGCCCTCGTTTGGCTCGGAGCAGGTGACAAACCGGGCACCTTTTAACCGGGCAATATCGCTTGTCGGTCCACTGGTACCGGGCTTGACCATAATCGTTTCAGGCTGGATATTTGTTGCATAATCACCGAGCGCGTCGCTGATTGTTTCGAGAAATGTTGACTTGCCATTCCGGCCTGTCCCGTAGCAGAAAAAAGCGCATTGCTCCTGCGTTGAACCGGTAAGAGAATAGCCGACAGCTTTTTGTATGTAATGAATCAGGTCACGGTCGCCGCCGAACGTGCTTTCAAGGAATGAATCCCACAGCGGGTGGTCAATTTTATCGGTGTACTCGCAGTGCGTAATTTTTGTAATAAATTTTTGCCGGTCGTGCGGCTGTAGTTCGCCGGTTTTGAGATTGATAATGCCGTTTGGCATGCACAGAAGCGTTTTATGCGTGTCCAACTGGTCGGGCGTAATTGGCACATGGTGCTGAGATTCCTTTATCATATTTTCTTTTCCGCGGTTTGAGCGGGACTGTTTCAAATGCTTCATAAAATTCTTTTCGACGGCTTCTGTATCGCCCCAGCTTTCAGGCGCGTTTTGGACAAAGTAATTCTCATCGTCGCGCATTGTCTCAACGATTTCATCGGCCATGCGGTGTATGGCGCCGGTAACGTCAAAACACCATTTGCGGCCGTCATAATACAGCCATGACTTATTTACATAGCTGTACCGTATTTGCTTGCCAAATGTATCTACAAGGCGCTCCGCATTGCCGGTATCGTCGAAAGAATAGAGTTTCTTTTTTTCCGGTTTTGCTGCAGGCTGCCCAATAACGATGTGATATTCTGACTTTGGTTCATAAGTACGCTGACAGCCCTTAATTGCTTTCTGCAGCGTGATTTTGCCGTATGTAGTGCCAGATTGTTTCCGGTCCCATTTCTCACGCATCAGACCGGAGCTGCGGAATATCCTGTCCATCATGCGCTCGTCTTTCCGGCACCAGAAAGCAAGCATATTGCAAAAGCCGAGGTCTGCTTCCGACTGAGATGTGTAAATTGTTTCCCATTTGCCAGCGTACAGTGTGCGGAAAGCGTCACCCTGTTTAGAATCTTCGGCGAGATGTATAATCTCGCTTTCTGACAGGTTAAGTGGGGCAGGAGGGGCAATTCCGGTTGTAGGTTCCGTGCCCCCGCCAATATATTTTTCATGCAAGGGCTTTATACTCTCTGTACAATCCGCAATATCGGCGAATTCGGAAGCATATTTTCCCGTCATAATGAAAAATCTGCCCGAATCGTACATCTCAACATTTTTCCGCCGCCTTCCGGCGGGAGGCAAATGACCACGGCAGATGATGTGGATACCGTGACCTGACTGGGAAAACTCGGCGTAGGATTGGAGGCCATAGATAAACTCGCCGACGATATTGTCTGTCTCACCATGCCTGTAATCCTCTATTGCGCCCTCCACGCCGTCGATGTCAACGCCGAAGAAGCCTGAGCCGGTAAACATGAAGCCGATGCCTGAAAAGCGTTCAGAAGCCGTCACAGCGGTGTCAAAATCACACCACGTTTCCGGATTATTTGACTGAGCTTGTCCGCCAGTCTTTGCGTTAATCGGTATTTTTTTGATTTTTCCCGGGCGCCCTGAATCCGGAACGGCCTGCCAGCAGCACCAGTTCCGGAGCTTGCGGAGTTCCTGCGGTATATGTTCATATTTTTGCATATCTGCCTCACTCAAAACGGAAGGTCGTCGTCGGACTGTGTTTTAACTTCCTCAAATTTTTCGGATTTCTTATCTGCTGGTGTATTATCGTCGGGTTCCTCATCTTTCCACACGTGGTGGCAGTCTTTAGTTTTTGTTTCGTTTAACCACTTTACCCGGCTGTGCGTTTTGCCTTCGTATGTTTCTTTTTCGACGGTGATTCGGACAGGTTTGTTTGTTAAGTCGTCGCACCAATCTTCGAGGTTCTCATACGATTTCCCATTTTGTAATCCGAGTGCTTTTGACAATGTCTGAATCTGTTTAAAGCTGTACCCGCCGCAGGATAGGTCAGCCTGCGACGGCTCTTTTTTATGCCAGATGCTATGCCGGATTGATTGGTTCTGGCATGGCTGTTTGACATCGTTGCGGACAACAAGCGTGACGTTTATATATGGAGTTTTGTTGTATGTTGTAACACTTTCGCCTGCGTATCTTACGATGCATTCGTACTCGCCTTCCGGCAGCTCGCCGGAAGAAGCCTGACTGTGGTCGATTGTAAACATTTAAATTTCCCCTTTCACGATTTTCAATGCATCTTCAGGGCTGCGTGCAATTCCTGCTGCATAGCCGTAAGAACACATAAGATTTAAAAATTCTATCTGGTCTTTTCTGATTCTTCCGTGGCTTTGCTTGACTTCAATAAACGCTGTGCGGCCGTCATACCCGCAGAATAGTAAATCGGAAAAGCCTTTCGGCAGGCCGCAGATGCGGCGCAAATGAATTAAAACAGGTTGCTTAAATTCCTGTGAATAAACCTTTTCCCCCTGCCAGAAATCGCCGGAATTTGTTCGGAACACCACACCGTGGGGAGAAAGTGCAACGCGGATGCGATTTTGGATGTCGGATTCAACTATTTTTTTGTTTGGAACTTCCGTTTGCAATTCCACTATATATAGCGCCCCCTTCATTTATTTTTTCTAAAGCTTTAATTTCCAATGGAGCCGTAGAGAATAAAAATGTTGTTCCATCATTGTCGAGTTTGGCAAAAAAGAGGTATTCTTCTCCATAAAAACCGCCCTTAACCTTGAAATACCAAATATCTTCGCGAAGGTGAATATCATGGTAGGCATTTTCATTATTAGCAAGAAAGTCCATAATTGCATCAATAGCTATTTGCTCGATAAGGGAATATGGCTCTTTGGGATTTTTACCACCATGCGGAGGATCTATAGGTTGCTCAAATTCGTATACAATAAAAATCAAATAATTCCCCTCCGCTTCGCTTGGAAGTAGCACCACCCGGGTTTATATCCTCTTTTTTTCGCATAGGCTTGTAATTCCTCCATTGTCTGGCAGTCGTCTGGCGTTGTGTAATCCAGCACGATACCCTTTATTTGTTCCAAATGCGCTGTTTTGATTTCCTCGATTGTATGTTCCTTCACCGGATAAACATATCCGCAGTGCGGGCAGGCCGGCGCCCACTCATGCGTGAAGAAACATTTTGGGCATTGCCTGATTTTAAAGTCAGGCTGTTCTCGCTTTTTAGCTGATTTTTTCTTTGGTTCTAAGCTCCACTGCCTGTCCATGTCCGGTAAGCCAAATCTCGCGTAATTTCCTACATGGTCGATTATCACGGCTCGTTTGCCGGGCTTGTACCTCATACAGCGCATAGATTGCTGAATATAGAGCGTCAGGGACTTTGTCGGCCGCAGAAGAATAGACACGCTGCAGTCCGGGACGTCGAAGCCCTCGCTGATTAAATCCACATTGCAGAGAATTTTTATTTCTCCAGATCGGAACCGTGCAATAATATCTGCCCGTTCCTGCTTTGGCGTTTTTCCATCGATGTGCTCTGCGGCGATTCCCGCTGCCCGAAACTGTGCGGCCATATTCTTACTGTGTTCGATTGATGCGCAGTAGCAAATGGCCTGCTGCCCGTCGGCAAGCTGCCTGTAATAGCTGATAACGTCGCCGTAGATTTTAGACTGGTCGAGCTTTTTAACGACTTCGTCGGTGACATATTCGCCGTGCACTGTGTGTATCCCGGTCATATCGGCAACTGTAGGCGCGTAATACTCATAGGGCGCCAGATAGTTATGCTCAACCAACCATTTTGTTGAAACGCCTACAATAAGTTTGTCGTTTACGTCGCCGAGGCCGCCGCCGTTCATTCTAATAGGAGTTGCGGTAATTCCGACCCGCTGGGCATCCGGAAAGGCATCAAATATTTTACGGTAACTGTGGG